AAAAGAAAAAAAATTGCTTCTATCTTCTGGAACTGATATCAGTTACGACATTTTGATTAGCACTATTCCTTTATATGCTTTAATGGATATGTGCCATATCTCTCAAAAGAGACCATTTCAGTATAAACCTATTTATATCCGTATTGAAGACCGACCATTAGAAGCTCCGTACCCCCCAACTACATGGTATGTGAATTATTTATCTGATCCAGATATCTATCCATACAGGTACACCGATAGAGATAACAAACGTCATTACGAAGGTTTAACGAGTATGGGAAGAATTCCAACAAGGAAAATTTCTCCAGGAAAAATATATCCCAATCCTGCGGCTCCTGTTGTTTTAGAGTTATTGGAAAAAGATGACATATTCTGTTTCGGTAGATTCGGTCGATGGGATCCAGAAGAGTTATTACACACAACATATTCTTCTATAAAAAATTGGATACACAGCCATGGATCAATGCCCTAAATGTAAGGAACAAGGTCCAATGGTTGAAAAATCTCAAATCTCTATTGATATCCATGGTAAGAAAATAGTGGAATTATTCTGCAATATTTGTGGGCATTCGTGGAAGGTTGCGGAGACAATAGAGTGAATATAAAAGACGTATGGTCAGAACAATGTGATTTCGATAAACTGTTTAGAGATTCCCCTGAATCATTTGAAAATAAGTCAGATGTAACACAGCATTTAGTGCTATGTATTATGTCTGAATTAAGTGAAATTCTTGATACAGTTCAATGGAAACATCACAGAAAAACCGACATACGTCCTAATCCAAAGCAAACATTGGCAGAATGCATCGATGTCTTTAAATACTTAATATCTATTGCTCAAGTGTGGGAGTTTTCAGAAAAAGATTTTTTCGAAGCATTTTGGAAAAAATCCATGGTAGTCAGACAACGATATTCCGAGGAATGGGTAAAGTCTTTAAAAGGTAAATCTGCGATAATTGATATCGATGGAGTGTTATGTGACTACCGAAACGGATTTCTGGAATGGGCATTTAATCATCACCCAGAACTCTCTGGTCATATAGATAAATTAAGGTCAGATGAATATCATCATGTGATTACGAGAAAAGATTTTGATCTATCAGTTAAATCATGGCAAGACATAAAACATGGATTTAGAGCGAGTGGAGCAAAAGAGAATTTACCTGTCTATTCTGATGCTAAAGATTTTTTGAGAAAATTAAAAGAAAATGGAATATCGACAGTCTTATTAACTAGTCGCCCAATTGATCGTTACCCTAATTTGTACGGAGATACAGTTTCTTGGTTAGAAAAAAATGGATTATCTTATGATGTTGTGTGGTGGGCTTATGATAAAGCAGATAAAGCATTAGAGAAATTATCTGATCCTGTATTTGCAGTCGATGACGATCCATCACACATTAATAAATTCGCAGATGCTGGAATAAAAACATTCTGGGTTTGCAGGAATGGAGGTATGGATCAAGAAGAATATAAGCTACATTACTCTACATCGAGAGACTACTCTAATAGACGTATCACTTCAATTGAGACTTTAGCTGATATTCCAATAGGAGACTACAGTGACTGATTACGCTGATGCAGGACATAGGCCACATGGGATTCACAATAATGAGAAACCAGAATCTCGAATATCACATGGTCCAGACAGTATTAAAGTTACGTTAAATACATGGGGGCCTCAAGAGGATTTGTTTTCAACTCTCTACAACCAGCTTATGGCGAATTGGGGAGATGAACCATCAAATGTTGAATCAGATGAAGATTTAACAAAAGGACAAATGCAGTATGTAGAATCATGTTTTGCTGGAAAAACACTGCAACAAGCATTGGAATTAATATCATTTGCTTTTACGATTGATGGGATATCGAGAGCCTGTACGCACCAATTGGTAAGAACCCGTATTGGATGTGCAGTGATGCAGCATGGTGGTCGAGACAATGATTGGCGGCACAGACATTGGACAATGCCCGAAACCGTCAGAAGAGCTTGCGTAAAAATACCAAGACAGGGTATTCTATCGCCAGAAGAGAAGCCATATGAGTCATGCGTTATTAATCCAAAACCTCTTATGGATTATCTTGAAAAATCTGATAGTTCAACTCTGTTTGGGGCTATTGATAAGTATATTAATAACGGTAAATCTTTATATGCGGCTCTCGTAGATGCGGGCATTCCGTGGCAAGATGCAAGACGGTTACTTCCAATCGGAACACAGACATATATCCATATTTCTTATACGTATCCGGCTATGCGTGGGGTTCTGGCCAATAGATTAGAACATGTAATGGATTGGGAGATTAATTGCGTTGCTCAATTAATGTTACGGGAAGTCAATTTGAAATGCCCAAAGATATTGTCTAAATATTTGGGGTCTCATAGCGATAGAGCAAGAAGAGCGGTTTTTTCCAAATTAGAATCATGGCCTCCTGACGAAAAATGGCCCTCTGATGAATCATCTATTGAACGTACTCATACAAATGCACAGAATCCGTTTTGGATTCTTCATCCCAGCAGTATGAATGGCGATCAATCTGATATTGTATGGATTAAGACAAATGGGGTCTATCCCGAGAGTCTACGTCCGAAGTCTTCGTCATAGCTGTAACGTAAAAAACTATTAATTAATAACGTTATCGGAGGAAATCCATGGCTGTAGTCAGAAAAAAGAAACCGGAAACAAATGTATCTTCCACATCCAAAAGAAAACAAATAGAAGATTACGAACTTCCAATAGAGAAATCAAAACCTAAAACATCGATAGGAGACTACATAATTTTATTATTTGGTGAGAAAAAAATAGGTAAAACGATGTTATCTGCACAATTTCCAGACGCCATTCACGCCATGTGGGAGCCTGGTGGAAAGGCATTGGAAATCTATCAATCCGATTTTACTGATTGGGGAACATTTAAAAAAGCCGTTACAAAACTTCGAACAGATAAACGATTCAAAACAATAGTTATTGATACCGTTGATCTGGCATTTAAAGCTGCTGATGCGTATGCGTGCTCCAAATTGGCAATTGAAGATGCTGCGGATGAAGAATGGGGGAAGGGATGGAGAGCCATACGGAAAGAGTTTGAACGGCAAATCCATAGACTGATATCAGCCGGCAAGGGGGTTATTTTTATCTCTCATGCTATGGAACGAGAGATCCGAACTCGTCGTGGTTCCAGCAGCCATAGAGTAGTCAGTACGATGCCACGTCAAGCTGCAGAAATAATTGAGGGTCTGGTCGATGTATGGGCATACTTTTCTTATGACGGTGACGACAGAGTATTAGTGATTGGAGGAGATGAAGACGTATCAGCAGGCCATCGGTTAGATGGCCGGTTTCTGTGGAATGGAAACCCTGTGAAGAAAATCCCAATGGGTGGATCTGCAGAACAAGGGTACAAGAATTTTGTCGATGCGTTTAATAATGACTTTAATCCAGACCCTAATGCCAAACCAGATAGAAAAAAAATGCGACGAGCATTTTCATGAAACTTAAATCAAAAGAAAAGAATCATAGATTCTCCGTTATGATTCCAACTAAAGGAAGGCCAGATCGAATCCAAAAAGGATTCAAAAAAATGGCTTTCCTCAATGATGATCACGTATATGTAGGTATTGAACATAAAGAATTTAATGATTACAAAGAATTTATAAACGAGAATAGTAAAGTAAATTATGTGTTTTACCACAATCCAGAAGGATCAGTATCATTCGCTCGTCAACAGTTAAAGTGTTCTGCAGATTTATCGTCAGATGTAAGTGAATATATATTTACTGACGATAATGCTGAATTTACAGAATCATCTTTATACATATTGATGAATGCACATCGAGACTACACAATAGATAGAAACCCATGCGTCATGGCTGGAGCACATTCCACATCACCACATTTTGATCGTCACAGACGTGAGCTTATGGAGACTCATCGAAACACTCGATCATATCCACAACCAGCTATGATTTTTTATTGTGTATCAAAAGAATTATGTAAAGACTACATATTCCCACACGATACATTTGGTCTTGATGATAGGCATTTTTTCTTGTGGTTAATGTCGAAAGGAGTACGCGATTTTAGAGTTTGCCCAGATGCACCGTTTAAGAAAAGTAGATACCAAAAAGGAGGACAGGGAACAATAGAAGAACGTATGTCGAAATGCGGAAGAGCTATAGAAAAAATAGCACGAGATTTTCCTGAATGGGCAGGATCATCTGGAACTCTTAGACTCCCATGGCAATTAATCCTTGACACATTGTCAGGGAAAACTCCTGATCGTTTGGCTGGTGGAGCTATGCGGTCAGAAACTAAACTAACAGAAGTGGAGTAATTGAATGGATCAGAAACTAAAGAATAAGTTAAAGAAAGCACAAAATGATTGGGAGAATGCACGTTCAAAGGCAAACGAGACCGTAGGTTTTGCAGAAGTGCCAGACGGTCGTTATTTAGCTCATCTCACAGCTGCAACGATAGGGGAGTCTAAATCGTCTAGCCGTCTTCAGATTCAATGGACATGGACGATTGCTGATGGTGAGCATGAGGGTGACACAAAACTCGATTTCGATGGCTTGGAGACAGAAGACAATCTGGTTTTCTTGGGACGTAAATTAGCACGTTTCTCGTATGAATTACCAGAAGATATAACTGAAATCGCAGATATTCTAGAAGAATTAATAGAGAAGAGACCGTTGGCTCGTATCAGACTAAAGACACGAGGAGAATTCCAGAATGTGTATGTCGATAAGATTGTGGAATCTAGTAGCGTAGAAAGTGACGATGATTCATCTGACGACGATACGGGTTCAGAAGAAGATTCTGAAGACACAGATGGGGGTGTTCCCGACGATTCAAGTGAATCAGATGAAGAATCAGATGAAGAATCAGATGATGAGTCAGACGATGAGTCAGACGATGAGCAAGAAGTAGAAGTCGGTATGCGTGTTATTGCTTCTACAAAGAAAGGAGAATCTCCTGGGGAAATTATTGAGATTATAGAAGAAGAAGGGAAAGTTCGTGTCAAATTGGATGAAGGTCGAACAGTAAGAATATCGGTCGATAAACTGGAGTCAGAGCCTCCTGCCAAACCTCCGAAGAAAGCTCGTAAACGACCATAACATCGTTTCTAAGGGATTCAGGGTTGGGGGGTATACCGTGGCATGGGTATACCCCCCTATTTCCCTTAGAACGGCCCTTAGTCGGCTGAAATCATGTTGCAGAATGGTTGCATAATACAATCGTTTTATCGATATATCTAGGAGGCATAGATGTCAATCATTTTAAAAGATGACGGAACGCTTGATTCAGTGGCAGTTTGTACTGAATGCCATAAAGAATTTAGGGGTACATTCGCTGATAGTGGTTATGATTCATACGACAGCTTTATAGATTGGTTTATAGAAGATATTAAAAATGAGCATGAAACATGTAATGTTTTAGAAGATGAACATCGTAGAGGAAGGTCAAACCGTTTGCCTCTCTCAATAAAGTAATCGTGACGCATACTGGCGCAGGCACACAGATATATGGAACGTAAATACGTTAATAGACTGGAACGTGATGGAAAGCGGAGAGGCCGGGTTGCGCCAAATATAGATAGAAGTGCTATTAATGCAGGGATCTCAGCTTATAAAAAAGGTAAACTTCGTTACGAGAATCCTTGGGTAGGCAGTAAAGCAAGATTATGGACTCGTGGATGGAACAAGGCTCACGGTTTCTGTGAAGGATGCCCCAGGTGCTTGACTGGTACCAAGGTAGTCGATAACGATTCAGAAGGTAACGACAGTAATGTTTAAAGATAAAAGATGGTTGTTCACTCCTGTATCCTGGAGAGTCTATGATGGAGACACTATTCTGGATCTTATCCTAGATCTGGGGTTTGGAGTCAGAATGGAGATAAAGACCAGACTATTAGGAATCAATGCTCCAGAAGTGAGAGGACCTGAGAAAC